GATTGCGGCATGCCTGAGAGCATGTGCAAGACATGTGCACTTGAATACCAAGCTGGTATCCCCAACCTTTTTGCGGTTGCTGCGTGGTACTTGGAGCTTGAGGAAAGATTTTGTGCTATGCTTTCCGATTTTATTCGGGGCTTTTTGTCCTCGAAGAACGGTAGCATTATTCTTGCTTACTTCAACAAACAGTTCATTTATGGAGTTTTCGACACCATTTGGGCGCCATTTTTGCAGGTGTTTGCCTGCCTCCTCCTTATGGAATTTGGAGGAATGCGCTTTGGTATGTTGAGACTTCTATTTGTCGTTGCTGCCTATGTTGGCTTCGTGTACTGGAAGATTAACCGTGCACGCAAGGCTTTGATCAATCGCCTTAGCAACGTCCCCCGGCCCTCCGTCGTATGGAGAGAGCTTGATTGGGGAACGAAAAAGAAGATCATCGGCTTTATTGCCGCTTTAGGACTTTGGAAGGTCCTATCGTATGCTGCGAGACAGTGGGCTAAGTTGCCTACCGCTCAAGCTGCCGGACCCATTTCGTTCCAGAAGAATGCTAAGAAATATCAGCAGGAACAGGAATTTTGGGATGTCGCAGCGCGTGAGCGCCAGTACCTCTTCGGAGATGCTGGTGTCACCAGTCAAGCAAAGACTGGTACCCATGATGATATGGATAAGCGCATCCGTCCACGTTTGGTTCGGCTGAATAAGCCGGATGGTGAATTTGTGCAGGGACTGCTTTTGAGAAGCAATGTTATTTTAGTCCCTAATCATTATGTTCCGAGTAAGAGCGAGTATATTCGCATTGATTACATTTCGGGCATGTTCATCAAGGATGTCGCAATGGGTCGCACCAATTGTGTTAAGGTCCGTGGGACCGATCTCGCTGTCTGGTACGCGCCAGCTGTGGGACCGCAACGTGACATGTTGCAGTACTATCCTGAGGACATTCAGGAGCTGAAGAAGCTAGAATGTTACTTGTTGCAGAATGATGAGGGAAAATTCCTCAAGTCTGCTAAGTTTACCGCCGTTCGTGGTCGTGTCATTACGACTGAAGGTGGTACCTTTCAAGGATTGAAGTACACCTACCCTGGAGTTACTAAGGGAGGTATGTGCATGTCTGCGTTGATTGGAAACGCGCAAGGAACACCTTTCATTGCCGGCCATCATGTTGCCGGTAAGGGTTCCGTTGCAGCGGCTGCTTTTGTTACACGCAGTCAGTTGCTTGAGGCTTGTGCGGAGTTGGACACCCGTCCTGGGATTTTGCTTTCCCATTCCGCTACGCCTTACGACACTAATATCATGGGTGTTGATGTTGGGCCTTTGGTTGCCCCCCATGAGAAGTGTCCCACACGTGCTATGCCAGCTGGATCGAAGATGAGAATCCATGGCCAGCACAACCAGCCTAGGTCTTCACCTAGTTCCGCTGTGGTTACAGCTGTTATCTCCCCTTTCGTAAAAGATATTATGGGAATTGAGAAGCAGCATGGAAAACCACATGAGCTAGGATCGCAAGATCATAAGATTCTGGATATGAGTGGTAAGGTTGACACCGCCACCAAGTTTGATCCAGAGTTGGTTCAACGCTCCTATAAGGACTACCACGATCAGGTGATTAGTGGTCTTTCGGAGCAAGAACTGCGTCAGGTTGGAAAAGTGTCTGATGATGCCAATTTGGCTGGACTTGATGGAGTCCTTGGAATTAATGCTATGAATTTTAGCACCTCCATGGGTTTTCCTTTTAAGGGTCCTAAGACACAAGTCGTTGAAAAGAGCGACCGCGTTGTTGAGGGTGTTTCGTGCCCCCGTGACGTTGATCCTTCCATTTTGGAGGAGGTAGCACGATTGGAGAGCGTTTTGCTTTCCGGAGAGTCGATTAACACGACATTCAAGGCATCTTTGAAGGATGAGCCGACCAAGCTCACCAAGAAGAAGGCACGCGTTTTCGCTGCCGCCAATATGCCTATGATTATGCTGACACGCAAGTACTTTTTGAGTCTTGCGGCACTTTTCCAGAGGAATAAGAACCTCACGGAGTGTGCAGTCGGAACTGTTGTTCAGTCGCCGGAGTGGACCGATTTGTTCGAACACATCGGTAAGTACGGTTGGGACCGTGCGATCGCTGGAGATTACGCAAAGTTTGACGGCAGAATGAGCCCAGAATTTATGCTCGCTGCTTTCAAGTTGCTAATCGCCATCGCTGAGAAATCAGGAAATTACGATGCTGATGACCTTGTTATTATGAGAGGCATCGCTTCCGAAATCTCTTACCCCACTTATGATTACTTCGGTACTCTTGTCCAGTTTTTTGGGTCTAACCCGAGCGGACATCCACTGACAGTTATCATCAACTCGATCGTGAACTCGCTTTACATGCGTTATGTTTACTTTAAGATCGCTAGAGATGAGGGCTGGTGGAAGACACCGAGATTCGCCGATGTGGTTGCGTTGATGACGTACGGCGATGATAACATCATGACAGTGAAAGAAGGCTTTGATGCCTACAACCACACCCGGATTGCCCAGGAGTTTGCCGAAGTTGGCATTACCTACACCATGGCTGAGAAGGAGGCAGAGAGTGTTCCATTTATTCATTTGAGCACCGCTTCTTTCCTCAAGCATTATGCTGTGTGGGATCCTGAGTTTAACCTTTACCGAGCTGTAATTGAGGACGGGAGTATCGCTAAGATGCTTCACGCTCACCTCAAGTCGAAAGTGTTGTCGATGGAACAGTCTAGCGCTGAAGCCATTAGCAATGTTGCACTTAAGTACTTTGAGTTTGGTCGGAAGGTTTATTCCGATAAAGTCGCTCAATTGGAGGAGGTCGCTGAGGCCGCTGGAATTAAGGGTTATTTGGGACCCATTCCTACCTACGATGAGCGCAAGGACTGGTACTGTGAGAAGTACGACATTGTCCTTGATTCCCAGTCGGGTAAGCCTGAAAAGGCAATGAACCCCACTGAGGAAGATACGCTTCAGGAGCGCGTTGTTGAGCTCCTCGGTCAACCGACCGCACAGGAATACCCTGTGATTGCCGATAACTACGGCAAGGGCGATCTCATGTATGCTGAGGAGAATGAGTTTTTCCTTGTGATCGAGACCAAATCGTTGGTCGATCGCAAGCCTCAGCGCGGCAAAGTGCGTAAGCAGGCCAGGAAATATGCTCAAGTTTTGAGTATCCTGCAACCTGACGCAACTGTCGTTGGAATGATCTATTCCGAGTACGGTTTTGAGATTGTGCAAGTCTTTGGTAAGAAGACCCTTGATGTGCCCCAACAGTGGGCTGATCTTCTTGGGTTTCTTCGCTACCAGGACAAGCTTCCGGAGGAGTAATCCTCTGGCTCCGGCTGGGCACTTGCC